GATAGATGATACAATCAATGAAGGTGCTTGGGAGTATATACATCTAGGAGATATAATAAGATTACAAGATGCTTTTCAAGAAGCTATTAATCACTATGACCTAAAGAAAGAAGGTGGTATACACGACTATGGAGCAGACAAAGGTAAGTACCAACAGTTTTGGCATAGTGATTATGTATGTCATACAGACCCAAAAGCATTTGACCCAAGCAAAGTAGAGGAGGAAGATGATGATTAAAGACAATTATGATGACACAATTTATGACAGAGAATGTGATAACTGTGGAGAAAAAACGAATGCCTTTGTAGGTTACTTACAAAGTTTTAAAATTTATTGTGAAGATTGTTGCCCAAATAATTATGGAGAAGATGATGAGTGAATATAAATACACATATAGATTTAGTGAGCAGACAGTAGATACTAGATACTACAAAGTAGAATCTAATAAGAAACTAACCTATCATGAGATGCAAGATATAGCATGGTCAGCAGAGCAACTAGAAGGTAGTTCTTATAAAGATGAAGATGGTAAAGCTACCTTTGAAGGTACTGAGTATGGAGATGATGCACAGTATCAAATGGAAGAAGGACAGGAGGACTTAGTAGATGATTAAATATATTATATACACACAAAAGAATTGCGTATACTGTGCAGAGGCCAAGTCATTACTAGATGATATGGAAGAGGTATACGAAGAGAGGGTATTGGATACTAAAGAAAAGATAAAAAGATTTAAAGAGGCCGGACATAAAACTGTACCACAAATCTTTCTACACATAGGAGGATTTCATGAACTAGAAGAGTTTATATTTGAAGGTAAAAAAAAGGAGAGAAAGAATGACTAAAGAATATTTTATAGACGAGCCTACATTTTTAGAATTAAGTTGTGAACTTGCAGATAGAATGTTACAGAAGAAGGCCGGCAAAGACTACGATAGTTTTATAACTGTAGATAAAAAAGGTGTGGAGATATATACTGATGAAGCACAATTATTATTTGAAGAATACCTACAAGAGGTTACAGATATTTTAATATTAAATAATATATGTCCAGATGATATTGAAGAAGATATAGAGTTTATGCCTGACTTAAAGTTGGTAGATGCTGTACAACCAGAAGCAAAGATACTACCATTTAAAGGTAAGATAGGTGCTATCTCAGGAGATAAAGATGAGTAAAAAAATTAAATGTCATAGGTGTAAAAAGAATAAAGCATATCCAGAAGATATGGAGAACAATGCATCTAATCTTTTATTATGTGATGACTGCTATACAGAACTAAGATACTTAATGGCAGACTATTTAAATATAAATATACAGGAGATTAATGTATGAGTAAAAGAATATTAAAAGCAGTAAGAGAAGCTAGCATATCTATAGCATCTTGTTTAGATGAACCTAGTGAAGTAACTAAAAAAGATTTGGAACATATACAAGACCAGATAACTAAGATAGAAAATTATTTAACACCTTTTTATTTAGAAGAGTTAGAGGAAATAAAGAATGAGTAAATTAAATTATAAAGAAATAAAACAACGAATAAATGTTATTGAAGATAGGTATTACAAAGGTTGGAAACAATCTGAAGAATGGTTGAGAGTTACTGGAGATGTAAACTCAACCGATAGAAGATTATGGACTTACTATCACAACCTATTGAATAGGAGTTGCATAGAATAAATATCTATGGTATAATAAGGATAGAAAATTATGATAAAAATAAAACAAATAATTAGAGTACCTTATGTTGTGTTAAATAATTTACTTGACACAAGATATAGGAGAAAGATTATGAAGAAAAATAAAAGGAGAAAGAAAAATGTTTCTGATAGCACATTATAAATTTATGTCAAGTAAAAATTTAAGAAGGTGTGAATGGACTGAGAAATTTCCTATTGACCAATTAGTTGATGATGAAAATAAAGTATTAACTTTTAAAACTGAGAAGGAAGCGAAGGAGGCAATGGTATCTTGGGGAGTTGATTTATATATAGCCGAGCAGTCCGGTGTAGTGATAGAGAGAATACAATGATGTGTACACAGTTCACATTATATTTTTTTCTTGGTGGAATTTTAATAGGAATGTTTATAATTTTATTAGCTTATTTATTAGCTAGATAGGAGTAACAATGTACGACCCAGTAGTATTAAATATATTAGAAAAGAATGTTAAGGATTTACAAGAACAATTAGTAAATGCTAACAAAAGAATTAAAAGATTAACAGACGAGAACTATAAGTTAAGAAGAGAAATAGAATTAGTAAAAGATAATGGTAAAAGAATTATCAATGATAAAGGAAGTGCGTGGATAGGAGATGCTGAGATGCCTGATGCCGGCCATTTAAAAGATGAGTAGTGATAGAGATAGGAGATTAAAGGCTACAGGTTCTTGGTTTCAAAATCCAAAGAGAGTTAAATACTTATGGGTAAATAATATATTTCCTATATTATTACTTGTAAGTTTATTTATTTTGTTATATAATTATTAGGAGAATTAAGATGCAGAATCTTTGGGATAAAGATGAGAAGAGAATGTACAGAAAATTATTTAAAGAATATAAACGAGAAGGTTGTTCAAATGAAGAGGCAAGTATGCTAGCGAAACAGGATTGTAAAAATAGTATTGGCCTTGATATTTATTCAGCAGAATTAGTATACAATAAAACTTTAAAAGATTTTGATTGACATTATGAAAAAAGTTATTATAATAATTAAATATATATATAATATAATTAATAATTATTTATTAAAATATATAATAAATATGTTTATATTATTAATATCCTTATGGGTATTATATATATTTATTATGATGATATATTATACATTTAAATAAAGGAATAAAAATATGTGGTTAGAAGTATTAATAATATACACAGTAATATACACATTCATAGGGTTGAATAACTCTGCGAGTATGTTATAATGCAAAGTAAATGGATAAGTAGAGGGAAGTGCCCATGTGGTAATTCCAGCAATGGATATAACATACATGCTGATGGTCATGCCTTCTGCTTCTCCTGTCAAAAACGATTTAACAATGTAGGAGAGGCAAAAATGGAAGCGAAAGTTGTAGATATACAAAACAAAGTTTCAAGTACCGGTGATTATGGAGGTCTGGGAGATAGGAGAATAACTGAACAGACTGCCAGAAAGTATAGGACAAAAATAAAAACGAATGGTTCTATTATTTCACATCACTACTATGAATATTATAACACTGAAGGTAGCCATGTTGCTACTAAGGTACGACAAGTAGAAGGAAAAAGAATATGGTCTCAAGGAGATATGACTGATGCCTTATTGTTTGGACAGAATCTATTTAAATCTGGTGGTAAATATATTACTATCACTGAAGGTGAGATAGATGCCATGTCTGCTTATGAGATGTTAGGAAGTAAGTGGGCAGTAGTATCAATAAAGAATGGAGTTCAAAGTGCAGTGCAGAATTGTAAGCAACACCTAGAATACTTAAATACTTTTGAGAATGTGGTGGTTTGTTTTGACAATGACAAGCCTGGGATTGAAGCATCTCAAAAGGTTGCTCAGTTATTTGAACCTAACAAATGTAAGATTGTAAGACTAGAACATAAAGACCCTAATGAATATCAGAAAATGGGTAAGGCTAAAGACTTTATACAAAACTGGTGGAGTGCAGAAGCATACACACCGGCAGGTATAATGAACTTATCCAGACTAGGAGAATCATTATATGATGAGAAGGATTGTGAGACTATACCTTATCCTTGGAGTGCCATGAATGAAAAAACATATGGCATGAGGACAGGAGAATTAGTTACCTTTACATCTGGTGCAGGCATGGGTAAGTCTTCTATCATGCGTGAGTTAATGCATCACATACTTAGAAACTCTGGTGATAACATAGGTATACTAGCACTGGAAGAGAGTACAAAGAATACTGCATTTAATATTATGTCAGTTGAGGCCAATGAAAGATTATACATCAAAGAGATAAGAAATAAATTCTCAAGAGAACAATTAAATAAATGGCAAGAAGACACGATAGGTTCTGGTAGGTTCTTTGCCTTTGACCACTTCGGTTCTATAGGTAATGATGAGATACTATCTAGGGTTAGATACATGGCAAAGTCTTTGGATTGTAAGTGGATATTCTTAGACCATTTATCTATCTTAGTTAGTGGACAAGATGATGGAGATGAGAGAAAATCTATTGATGTATTGATGACTAAGTTGCGTTCACTGGTAGAAGAAACTGGTGTAGGTCTTCTCTTAGTATCACATCTACGTAGACCTTCAGGAGATTTAGGCCATGAGAATGGTAAGGAAGTAACTCTATCACATCTAAGAGGTAGTGCTAGCATTGCACATCTATCCGATAGTGTGATAGCATTAGAAAGAAATCAACAGGCAGAAGATGATGTCATAGCTTGTACAACAACGATTCGTATTCTAAAGAATAGATATACAGGAGAGACAGGTGTATGTTCTTACTTGCATTATGATAAAAACTCTGGTAGAATGTCACAAATAGACAATCCTTTTGAAAATGATTTAGAAGGAACAACAACAGGAGTTCAATTATGAAATGTTATAACTGTGGAACAGAATTAACTTGGGGAGGAGACCATGATTGTGAAGAAGACGAAGACCATGCTATAGTTACAAACTTATCTTGTCCTGAGTGTGAGGCTTTTCATTTAGTATATTGGGGTCACAAAGGAGAAGAAGAAGATAAACAACTTTGGATAAAAGGTTATAAAGAGTGGTTAGATAACAAAAAGGAAAAAGAACCAGAGATGTGGGAGCATTATTGTGATACAGAAAAAAGTATGATGGAAGTAGGTAAAGGAGAGCCTTGTAACTGGTGTGGAAAGGAAGAGAATGAAAGTAATCCTTGATATAGAAACAGATGGTTTTAATCCTAGTAAGATACATTGTATTGTAGCAAAGAATGTAGATACTAATTTGGTTACTGTATTTGACCCAGATACTATGTATAGTTTTAATAGCTGGGCTAAGAAAGTAGATAAGTTTATCATGCATAATGGTTTATCTTTTGATGCACCGGTTCTAAATAGGTTGTTAGGTACAGGAATAACACCAGATAAAATAATAGATACATTAATTTTGTCACAGTTATTTAATCCTATCAGAGAAAAAGGACATAGCCTTAGAGCATGGGGAGAAAAACTAAACATGCTTAAAGGTGGAGAAGATGTAAACTTTTCTAAGTATGATTTTAATATGTTGAATTACTGTAAACAAGATGTAGAAATAACACATGCTGTCTATAATGAATTAGTAAAAGAAAGCAATGGTTTTTCTCAGGAGTCTTCAGACCTTGAACATAATATAAGATTGATACTAGACCAACAAGAGAAGAATGGTTTTGCTTTTGATATGATGAAGGCACAACAGTTATTAGCAAAACTAAAAGAAGATATCTATGACTTAGAACAATGGTCACTGGAAGAGTTTGAACCTACCATTGTAGAGATGAAGACTAAGACAAAAGAAATTCCTTTTAACATTGGCTCTCGTCAGCAGATAGCAGACAGGTTAATGAAGAAAGGTTGGAAGCCTAAACAGTTTACAGATAAAAAGAATATTATTATTAATGAAGCTGTTTTAAAAACAATTAAAGAGCCAGAGTTAAAACTTACTGCAGAAAGATTTTCAAAGTATTTTTTACTACAGAAAAGAGCAGTAATGGTAGAGTCTTGGATTGATGCCTGCGATAATGATAATAGGGTACATGGTAAAGTAATGACACTACGTACTATTACAGGTCGCATGGCACATAACTCACCTAACATGGCACAAGTACCGGCTGTATACTCACCATATGGTAAGGACTGCAGAGGGTTGTGGACTATATCAGACCCTATGAAATATAAATTAGTAGGTACTGATGCTAGTGGTTTAGAGTTACGTTGTCTTGCTCACTATCTTAATGATACAACTTATACTGATGAGATATTGAATGGAGATATACATACAAAGAACATGGAGCTAGCAGGCCTAGCAAATAGAGACCAGGCGAAGACATTTATATATGCCTTTCTTTATGGAGCTGGTGCAGAGAAAATAGGTAAGATAGTAGGAGCTGGAAAGGAGCAGGGAAATAGTTTAATAAAAAGATTTCTATCTAACTTACCATCACTAAGAAGATTAAGAGAACAAGTAGAAAGTGTAAGTAGAAGAGGTAAGATAAAAGCTATTGATGGAAGATACTTAAAAGTTAGAAGTCCACATTCAGCATTGAATACTCTTCTGCAAGGAGCAGGTGCTATTGTTTGTAAGCAGTGGTTGTTACATATTATAACAAGAGTATATAATAAAAAACTTGATGCAAAATTAGTAGCTTCTGTTCATGATGAATATCAATTTGAAGTGGCTAACAAAGATGTAAATGAATTTTGTAGTATCACTAAGATTGCTATGAAAGAAACTGAGAAGACATTGAAGTTAAGATGTCCTTTAGATAACGATTACAAGGTAGGAGTAACATGGGCAGAAACACATTAGAACCAAAGACAGAAGATAGAAAGAAGTTTGATTTAGATTTACAGTATGGGCAAGTAAAAGAAAAGATTGTTGCTGACATGCTACAAGATAAGAAGATAGAAGTAAAATCTGAAAGAGGTATGTGGTTAAAGACAGGTAACATTGCGATTGAATATGAAAGCTATGGTAAACCTAGTGGTATTAACGCAACCAAAGCAGACTACTGGTTTCATAATCTATGTGTGGGAGACCAAGTATATGGTACACTAGTATTTGAAACTAAGATGTTAAAGAGAATTGTTAATACATCTATCAATGAGAATCAAGTTAGAAGTGTATCTGGTGGAGACCATAATGCAAGTAAGATGTATCTAATGAATATACAGAATCTTTTTTCTCAAAATATAATTAAAAATTCAATAGGAGATATTAATGACTGAAGAAGAATTAAAAAAACAATATAATGAAGATTTAAAAAAAGAAAATAATCGTTTAAAGGTAGGAATTAAAACTAAAGATTTAGACTCTTTAAAAAAAGATTTAATAGAACAGAGAGAAAAATATTTTACTCTAGTGGCATATGCTAGAGGTGTTTTTCCTGATATATCAAAAAAAATAGAAGATATATTTCCTCAAGAGACTAAAAAGTTTAAAAACTCTCCAGACTTTAATCATGGTTTTAACAGTGGATGTCTTGCTTCATTTCGTTTTATTCTTAATTTAATAGTAGAAGACCCTACTGGTGATAATAAATATGATTACTTAAAAAATAAACTTGATGAATTAAAAGAGTTTCCAAAATTAAGTACATAAAAAAGTGTTGACAATGCATAGTAAAATATGCTATAATATAATTTTATTAACAAAAAGGAGTACACATGAGTGTAATTAGTGGAACAGCTTATTGGGCGAGCATTACAAGCCCAAATACAACCTTTGATGCAGATGGTACATGGAGTATTGATGTAGCTAATTTAGATGCAGATAACAAAGCTATTGCAGAGAAGGATGGTTTAATTATTAAAAACAAAGGTGATGACAGAGGAGACTTTGTTAACATTAAAAGAAACGTCAAGAGAAAAGATGGTAACTTAAATACTGCACCGGAAGTTCTTGATGCTCAGAAGAGAACTATGATGAGTACGTTAGTAGGTAATGGTTCTAAAGTAAATGTACTATACTCTACATATGAGTGGAAGTTTAAAGGGAGAGCTGGAGTATCAGCTGACCTGAAGAAAGTACAGGTAGTCGATTTAGTTCCTTATCAGGGTGATGCAGATGATGCATTTGATGTAGTACCTGATGGTTATTCTGCTGAAGCAGATGAAAAAATTCCTTTTGCCTCTTAACTAAAGGATAGTGGGAGACTGTTTGGCTGAGCAGTCTCTCACGTTTTATATATGAAAAAAATAGATACAATAGTAGAAGATATATATGGTTTGTTTGAGAAGAAGAACGAACATCTTACTGAGAAAGAAGTAGATAAATGTATAGATGATTTTGCTAGCTCGGTTAAAGTGCATGTAAAAGACTTCTTAAAACAGATGCCTCAAGATAAACCTAGGTTAAGATTATCAACTATAGGTAGACCAGACAGGCAACTGTGGTATGATTTTAAACAGCCTCGCACCGAGTCTTTCCCACCTAGTACCAGGATTAAGTTTCTCTATGGTTATATCCTAGAAGAACTATTAATTATGCTTGCCTCTATCTCTGGACATAAGGTAACTCAACAACAGAAGCAAGTAGAAGTGGAAGGAGTTAAAGGACATCAAGATTGTTTTATAGATGACGTATTAGTAGATTGTAAGAGTGCCTCTGGTAGAGGATATAATAAATTTAAATATAATAATTTATCAACTGACGACCCTTTCGGATACATTCCTCAGATATCTGCATACGCAGAAGGTAATGGAGTAAATGAAGCCGGCTTTCTAGTTATTAATAAATCTACAGGAGAACTATGTTATACAAAAGTACATTCATTGGAGATGATAAATGCTAAAGAAAGAGTTAAGAAGATTAAAGAAGTGGTTAAGTCTGATACTGCACCGGACAAATGCTACCCTGCTGTTGCTGATGGCAAGTCTGGGAATTATAAGCTTGCTACTGGTTGTATTTATTGTAGTCATAAGCATACTTGTTGGAGTGATGCTAATAGTGGTGAAGGACTTCGTGCTTTTAATTATTCAACTGGTAAAAGATATCTCACACATGTTGAGAAAGCACCTAACGTAGAGGAAGTACATGATAAATAATCATTGGACTTGTTATGGCACAGAAAAATCTTTTGTGCCTAACGAGGATAAGTTTGGTTTTGTTTATATTATAACAAACACTAAGAATGATAAAGCCTATGTAGGATGTAAACAATATTACATAGGTAAATCTAAGAAGCAATCTAGATGGCAGACTTATACAGGTTCTTCTAAATATTTAAATGAAGATATTAAAAAGATAGGTAAAAAATATTTTACATTTGAAGTAATAGCAGAGTATAAAAACAAAAGAAGTTTACGTTACTATGAGATGTACTATCAAGTAAAGTGGAATGTTCTTACTGCTACTATAGAAGGTAGTGATAATCCTGCATTTTATAATTCATATGTTGGTGGTAAGTTTTATAGACCTATTGAAAGTTATATGCCTCATACAGAAGAAACTAAAATAAAAATGAGTAAAGCTCAAACAGGAGAAAAACATCCTCTGTATGGTAAAAAACATACAGAAGAAACTAAAAATAAAATGCGTGAAGCTAAATTAGGAGAAAACAATTATTGGTATGGTAAAAAACATACAGAAGAAACTAAAAATAAAATGCGTGAAGCTCACACAGGAGAAGACAATCCTATGTATGGTAAAAAACATACAGAAGAAGCTAAAAGAAAAATAAGTGAAGCTCGTTTAAAAAGAATAACAAAAGTAAAATATATTGACAATGAAGAATGAACCTGATATAATACAGATAGAAAACTTATTCTATTCTGAACCTTACAACTCAGAGAAGAGATTGTTTTTGTCTGTAATACTACAAGCATTATTAGATGTATCAAAGAATGTTATTACATCTAATGATAAAGTAAACAAAGCACGAGCTGAGTCCTGGTTCTTTGCAGAGGTTGGAGTAACTTGCGAGAACTTTGAAACAGTTTGTGGTATGGCAGGAGTAACACCAAGTAAAGCTAGGTCATTTGCTTACAAGGTTATTAAGGCAGACAATAAGAAGTTTTTAAGAAATAGAATAAGAAGTGTATTAAGAGGCGACAATGAAAAAGAAAATGACGTTTAAAGAAAGTTTTTATAAATTATATTCTGATATGAGAAAGGTAGAAGAGGATAGAGATATGGGACAAATGGATGAGGCAATAAGAGAGACAGTTAAACAACAAGGTTTTAAGAAAACAAATATAAAGAAGGAAGCTATTATAGCTACAGATAGACAGGTAGGTGGAGACCATTATAAGACTTGTAAGATACAGCCTGTTGATTATATTGTAGAAAATAACCTGACATTTCTTGAGGGTAATGTAGTAAAGTATATTACAAGACACAGAAGAAAAGGTGAAGGTGCTAATGACATTGAGAAAGTAATACATTATTGTGAACTAATATTGGAGAAAGATTATGGCAGGAAATAACTATTTACCTACAGAGTATCAGACATTTATACATGCGTCTAGATATGCACGTTGGTTAGAAGAAGAAGGTAGAAGAGAAACATGGATAGAAACAGTATCTAGATTTAGTAACTTCTTTCAAGGACATTTAGATAAAAATCTAGGTGTTGTCTTACCTCCAGAAGTATGGAGAAGAATAGAAGATAGTATTATAGGATTACAAGTTATGCCTTCTATGAGAGCATTGATGACAGCAGGGCCTGCATTAGAAAGAGAAAACATCTCTGGATATAATTGTTCTTATACTCCTATAGATAGTCCACGTTCTTTTGATGAGATACTTTATATACTTATGAATGGTACAGGTGTAGGTTTCTCTGTTGAAAGAGAAGGAGTTTTAAAATTACCTACTATACCTCATAGAGAGTTTGAACAAACAGAAGATGTTATATCTATAGCTGATTCTAAAGAAGGATGGGCCAGAGGATTTAGAGATTTAATATCTTTTCTTTATACTAATAGAATACCTAAAGTAAATGTAAGTAAAGTAAGACCTGCAGGTGCTAGATTAAATACTTTTGGTGGTAGGGCTAGTGGGCCTCAACCTTTAGTTAACCTAATTGATTTTACTATTAATAAGTTTAAAGAAGCTAAAGGTAGAAAGTTATCTTCTATGGAGTGTCACGATATTGTGTGTAAGACTGGTGAAGTTGTGGTTGTTGGTGGTGTGCGTAGGTCAGCTCTTATATCTCTGTCTAATTTATCAGACCAGAGATTAAGAGTTGCTAAGTCTGGTGCTTGGTGGGAGACAAATCCTGAGAGAGCATTAGCTAATAACTCAGTAGCATATACAGAAAAACCTGATGTAGGTATGTTTATGAAAGAATGGTTAGCATTGTTTGAAAGTAAATCAGGTGAACGTGGTATCTTTAATAGAGCATCTGCTCAAGAAAAAGCTAAAGAAAATGGTAGACGTAAATCAGACTATGCTTTTGGTACTAATCCTTGTAGTGAGATTATACTTAGACCTAATCAATTCTGTAA